CTTGTGATGATCAAGGTTATCCTTTAATACCAGATGAAGTAAGTTACAGAGAAGCTGTATATTCTCATCTAAGATGGAAACTAGATTATAAGCTTTGGAGAAAAGGTAAAATAGCTGATAAAGTATATCAAGATTCAGCTAGAGAAAGAGATTGGTATATAGCTCAAGCTCAAGGTAAATCAGTTAATGCTCACAATATAGATACTTTAGAATCATGGAAAAATCAAACTTTACAATGGATTCCTAGAGTTAATGCACACGATAACTTCTTTAATTCATTAGGCCAAGCATCTCAAATGACTTTTGGAAATAGAAATATTATTAATGGTAATTCAACCACAGTAAGATAATGGCTCAAACTAAAAATACTTTTACTAAGTTAAATCAAGATTTAGCTAAAAATAAAATATCACAAGAATTATATTTTGATGCTTTAAATGTAAGGTTAATTACAGATGAAGGTTCTTCTTCTGGAGCAATAGAAAATACTAAAGGTACTAAGATTGCTTTTAAATTACCTGATTTAACATCAGCTACTTATGAATTTCAAAGTCAATATGGTAGTATAACTGTACCTGCATTGACTAATTTAACTATTATAGGTTGGTGTAATGTAAACAATAAAATTGTTTTATTTACTAAAAGTTATGCAAATATTAAAACTGTATATAATCAAATCTGGATGTTTGAGTTTAATGAAACTACAGATGAGATTGTAGGTTTAAATAATGGTTATTTAGTTCAATCTGTACATTTAAGATACAATAGAAAGTTAGGTATTACTAATAAAGTTAAATGCTTTGGTATTCAAGAATCTACTAAATTTTTAAGAGTTTATTGGACTGATACTATAAATAGTTTAATGTCAATTAATTTAGCTAATCCTAATTCATTAAATATACCACAAAGAACTTTACCTATTAACAGTAATGTTGATATGACTATACCTACAGTAGAAGAATTAGGTTTAGGTAATTTACCTAATGGTTGTATTCAATATTTTTATAGGTTAATACATAAAGACGGAGCTATAACTAATTTTAGTCCTTTATCTAATTTATTCCAATTAAATAATGGTAATGAAGAAGGTGAGTGGAAGGATTATCCAGCTATTGTTCTTGATAGATATAATGATAAATCAGAAGCTGAAAATCAAGAAAGATTAGATGCAACTTCTGAAAATGGTTGTATGATTAAATTTGATAATGTAGATAAAGATTATGATTATATTCAAATAGGTTATGTACATTGGAAATTTAAAGATTCTCCTACTTTCTATTTATTAGATATGGAACCTTTACAAGTAGATAATACTACAAAAGATAAATCATTTACTTATTATCATGATGGTTCTGAAACTAAATCTTCTATTACACAAGAAGAATTTAATAAACTAGTTACTGTATGGGATAATTGTTATACTTTAGAAACTAAAGATAATATACTTTATGTAGCTAATACTAAAGGCTCTCAATTTGATATTGATAGATTAGCAGATGAATTAAGACAACAAAGGTGGGATGCTAGAGCTTATAGATTTGACAACAATAGAGTTTGTAATATTTATAAAGCTAACGGTGATTTAGAAGCTCAATTTAGCTATCCACAATTTCCAGATGTTACAACTGAATATAGTTATGATGCTATTAATCCTGATACTTCTGAACATGAAGATAATCCTATAAATTATGATAACAGTTATAAATATAACCCATCATTTTCAAGTTCAGCAGGATACAGATATGGAGGAGTAGGTCCAAATGTAAACTATATATTTACTAATAATTCAATGGTAGTAGATACTGATGTACCTATTACTACACCTTCTTTTTATGCTACTTTACAAGGGATAGGATCGATGGGAGGGATATTCATAAGCAACAAAGAAACAGTACCATTAGGATTACCATTAACTAAATTACCTAGAGCTACAGCAAGTAATATACCTATTCCTGTAGGAGCTATTGGTTCTACAACAGACAGACAAGATAAATCTTGGTCTGATTTTAAAAATCCTTATTTAGCTAGTAAGATAGCTACTCATCAACATGGAGAAACTTATAGATATTGGATTACATTTTACAATAAAAAAAATCAACCATCATTTGCTAAATGGATAGCTGATATTAAAACACCTGAATTTAATGATTCTGATATAGCAGCTACTTACAAGTTAAGTGATTTTTATGGTAATACAATGACTGTTGATACTATGGGTATAGAATTTAAAATATCTATACCAACTTGGTTAGCGCAGAATATTAGTGGATTTTCTATAGGTAGAACTGAAAGACAAGAAGAAGATAAAACTAGATTAGGTACTGGTATTACCGGTAGATTTTATAAACAAGAAACTGAGCAATTAACTTTTGAAGGTTTTAAAAATGCTTTAATGGGATTAGCTTTTGAGTTTTTAATTAATTCAACTAATAATGCTTCAGGTTTATTAGGATTAGGTTCAGCTCTTAGTAATGTTGTAAATGATTTTATAGATGAAACTTTTAAAAACTTTAGAAAATCTGTAGAAAGAAAACTTACTGAAAATTTAACTGAAGAAAATTTACGACAAATAATTAAAGGTATTTTTGATCATGCTACAACTGGAGGCAGCGGACTTAATATTTTACCTGCTTTTAAAATCTTTGGCCCTTTAATAGAGCCATTAGTTGAAAACTTAGTAGTTAACATGTTAGAGATTGTTAAATATAAAATAGGTTGGATTGATGAAAAAATGTATTCTTTAGGCACTAGTTGGGGAGATTATAATTATCACGATAAAGCAATTTATTCTATATTCCCAGCTCAACAGTTTGATAAATATAATTATAAAACAGGTGATTATATTACATGTGTTCAAAAATTTAATTTACTTTATGATTATACTAATAATTTCTTTTTACAAGATAAGTTAGTAGATTGTATCCATGAATATACTAATACTGGTTTATTAAACAGGACTAATAGTTCTTCTATTTTAAGAAAATGGTATAGAGGAAATATATTAAGACCTAGTACTGGAGGATTAAGAACTAAATATGCTATTGATAAAGAATTAAGTTTTGATGAAGGAGAAATTCTTAAATCTAATTTTGTAGATAATACTACTGGAACTTTTACTAACTCTTATGTGGGTTATATGGAGAGGTATGATTATGTTAATAGATATTTAGGAGAAGGAGCTATTCCTGATACTGTTACTGGAGATGCTAGAAAACTTGCTTTAAATGCTATTAAACCTTTATCTCAAAAAAAGAAAGTATTAGGTTTAGGAGATCGTAAACATATATTAGTATTAGATAGTGCTTTTATAGCTCCTAATTTTGATGCAGTTATGATAGATGGTCAAAATACATTAGGTAAGGTTGATCAAGATAATTCTTTTAATGTTAACAAAGCTTTAATTTGTACTAACATCGGATCCTGGGGAGACGGATCAGAATTCTTTAGAAGTAGTGCTGTATTTACAGCTCATTTAGATCCAGAAGATGATAGTAATAGACTTTATTATGAAGGTAATAATATTAGTAAACCTAGATTAATAGATACTGATGGTGATTGTATTATATCTTATAATAGAGTAGTAAATAAACAGTATGGAGGAAATTCTATTGCTGAAAGAAATAATAATACTGTAATAGAATTATCATTTGTTAAAACTACTGATACAGCTAATGTTTATACAACTAATCCTATAGGAGATAGTTATGTAGGTTTATATGCAGCTGTTAATTATAACTATTACTTTGAACAGTTTGGTCCTTATGAACCAGCTAATAAAACTAAGAAAGCTATGATTGAAATCTTTCCTACAGAGCAATCATTTAACTTTAATCTTAGAGAAGGTAGGCATGTATTTAATAGTTTATCTACAGCTGATTTAGATACTACAGAACAAAAAACTAAACGCTTAGTTAGAAGGGCTAAAAGAAAGGCTAGAAGATTTGGTATAAATGAACAATCTTTAACTAATTTTGTATTACCTAAAAGGTTTATATTTGATGAGTTTAAATTTGATGATGTATATACTCAAGAAAAAAATGCTAAAATCTTAGTACCTAAACCTATTATAAATACATTTGTTGATACTAATACTAATAGGATATGGAAATCTAAACCTAAACAGAATGGAGAATTAATAGATTCATTTAGAGAGTTTAAAGTTTTAGATTATTTAGATGTTGAAGCTAACAGAGGTCCAATTAGAGATTTAGTAAACTTTAAAGGACAGTTAATATTTCTACAAGATACTGGTATAGGTATTGCAACTACTAATGAGAAATCATCTGCTGCAACATCAAATGGTACATTTGCATTAATTAGTTCTACACCTTTATCTAGGTATGATTATTTATCTAAAGAGTCTGGAACTAATCAAAGATTTAGTACTGTTATTACAGATAGCTTTTTTAGTTATTTTGATACTAATAAAAAGAAATTAATAAAATTTGGTGAAGGTTTAGAACCTTTATCAGATGTTGAAGGATTATCAGGTTATTTTAGAACTCGTATTAACTCACAGTATTATACACAAGATGATATTATTGTAGGAGGATATTTCCCTGAATACAATACATTGTTTTATACTTTTAATAATATTGAATCTCCATTTACTATATCTTATAACTTATTACAACAAGGATTTGAAAGTTTTCATAGTATTCAACCAGAGTTATATTTAAAGTTAAATAATAGATTATTAATTGCTAATGAAGGTCAAGGTTATCAAGTGTTTAAAGGAGAAAGAGGATTTTTTTATGATATATATCAACCTAGTTATATAACTGTTGTAACTAATGAAAATTCAAATAAATTTAAAATATTTGATAATATCTCTTTTTTTAGCGAAGTTTACGACTCAAATAATGTAAACTTGACTAATCAATCTATAAATAAAATACAATGTTCAAATGATTATCAAGATACTGGTGAAGTATCTCTGACTGTAAGTAATTACTCTTTATATACTGATCCTACAAATAAGATTAAAAGGTTTGATAGAGAATGGAAATTAGATGTTCCTAGAGATATTAATACTCCAGCTTATACTTCTATTCAAGCTAGAATGAAAGATTATTATTTAAAGACTAAATTAATCTTTAATAATAATAATAATAAGAAGTTTATACTTCAAGATATATTAACAACTTATAGAATTAACTAATGGCTGGTACTAGAAAAAAAGTTTATACTGATAAATTAGAATTTGATAGAGCTAATCAAGCTTATAATGATAGTTTAAAATATTCTCAACGAGGATTAGAACCAGACATGGATTTTTATATTGATACAGCAAAAACAAATAGAATAAATAGATTAGGTGCTGATTTTTATACATTTCCAATAACAAAAAAATTAAAACAATTTTACATAGATAATGGGGTTACTAATCCTTCACCTTCTTTGTTTAGACTAAATGGTAATTTTTATACAGAAGATGAAGTTAAAGCATTAAGAAATAAAGGAGGTTTGGATGAAAATGAAGATTATTCAGGAAATCCAAGATATATAAAACCAACAACAGAACCTGTATATAAAGAATTAAAATCTTTTCAAAATTCACCTTATTTTCAAAAATATACAGCAGCAAAAGCATTACAATTACAGAATAAACCTAGTGGTTATGTAAATGAAGGTAACAAACAAGGTAGAGTAGAATTAAAAACTGAGGGAGGTTGGTTAGATAAATTTGAAGATGGAGGTTTATTAAATGAACCAACTGAACCTCAAATATTACCTAAAGATAGTGTTCAATATAATAATGCATATAACGCTCCTTCAAATCAAGGTAGAGTAGGTTTTACTACAGAAAAAGATTATCTTAATAATTGGTTTAGTAGTCAGAGATTTAAAAATAAAATAGGAACAGCTGATCCTAATAGTGTTAGTAATGAAGCTGTTAATAAAGTTAAAACTTCTAAATTATTTTATAATCCTAATGATACTAAAAGTTCTATTGAGAATTATGTAGATATGCATACCAATACTAGTAAGCGTGATAAAAAAGAATTATTAAAACATAAAGCTGTTGGTAAAAGTTATAAAGATAGTAACGATGCTATTATTACTAAAGTAGAAGGTCAAAATAATCCTAATAGTATTTCAATACATGAATTAACTCATTTAACTGGTTTAGATGAATTAAATAGAAATAAATTTAAAGGTACTTTATATCAAAATAAATATGGTAATACTGTTCCTTTTAATAGAGGAGAAGCTTATCCTTCTTTAATGCAATTTAGATATGATAATAACTTTAAACCTGATCAGGTAATTACTCCTGAAGATATGATAAATATTAGGAATAAAGGATATAGAAATATATTAGATAATAAATATACAGATGATGAAATATTAAACTATCTTAATACTGTAGCTGATAATTCTAAAGCTAATCCTAATCAAATGGCTAAAGGTGGACTACTTAAAAGAGCTGATGGTTCTTATTCTAGACCAGGACTTTGGGATAATATCAGAGCTAATAAAGGTTCAGGTAAAGCTCCTACTAAACAAATGCTAGAACAAGAAAGAAAGATTAAAAATAAATATGAAGAAGGTGGTGAAGTAGATACAGCTGTTCAAGATAATACTGCAGTTAAGGTACAAAAACCTAATTATAAAATAGCTACAACACCACAAGAAATATTTTTACATGATCGTAATAAAAGATTAAAAGAATTAGCAGATAACCCTCAATCTTATAATGTAAAAAATGACTATATTAAATTAGGAATTAATGAGCCAGGTTTAGAAAAACCTGTAATAGATCCTATTGATTTAGTAGGTACAGGTGTTTATAAAGGATTAGCTAAAGCATTAGGAGCTAAAGAAGTAGTTCAAGGAGCTAAAGGTTTAGTAAGTGATGCTGTTAAATATGCTGAGAAAAAAAGTGTTAAACCTATAACTCCAAGTTCTACTAATGTACAACAAGCAGGATTTATTAATACTAAAGGAGCTTTTCAAAAATATCCTAAAGGAAAATTAACTCAAGAAGAAATAGATACATTTAAAAATTCTGATTTTTATAAACAAGTTGAAAAAGAACATTTAGAATTAAAAAATAAATATGGTGATAATTGGACGTTACCTAATTATGCAGAAACTAGTTTGCAAGAAGCAATTGCAACTGGTAATAGAAGTAAAATAAACCCTATATTATATGGAGGTAAAAATTGGAGCGCTGCTGATTATATATTAGCAGGAGTTATAGGAACAGCATATCCTGGTGTAGCATCTTTATACGGTTTAGTTGCAGCACCTCCTGCTGTTAGAAGTAAAGTATTAAAAAATATAGGTATACAAGGAGTACCTGGTGGTTTAAGTTCTAGAGATACTATTATTGATTTGACTAATAGAAATATGGATTTTGCTAAAGTTAATCAAACAAAAGATGGTCAAGTTATTTTAGGAGGAGAGTTTATAGAAGATATTAATAATACAGTAAGAAAATCTAAAGATTGGTTAACTGCTACAGATACATATTCTGATAAAGAGTATCCATCAAAAGATGTACAATCATTTTATGGTGTTGAAAATGGTAAATTTAAAGTAGGAAAAGCATCAGATTTTAATCCTGAAACAGAAATAGTACCAAGAAGATTTGGA